TCTTCTCCAAAATTATCGTGCGACCATAAACGTAACGCTCCAACCGTTGTTAAATCTGCGCCAGAATTCCATGTTCCTCTACCCCAAACGCCAGCACCCCAACCAGTTCCACCAATTTGAGTGTCTAATCCAACACTTATTTGATAAACGGCATCACCACCAGAACCACCGTTGCCACTATCAGAACTATTAGCGGCAGCAGTAACTTCAAAAGTAAAAGTGTTTGCGGTAGGAACGCTTGTTATTTGATGCTCTGCATTTAATACGGCTGCTGTAACAGCTCCACCTAAAGAAGCGGCTCCAGCTATTGTTACAAAATCACCTAAAGAAGCTCCATGAGAGCTATCTGTTGCAGTTATTGTTGTTGAGCCATTAGCTTTTTTTGCAAAAACAATACCATTAGTTGTTGTAGCTCTAATTGGAGTTATATCGTAAAAAGCACCGCCTTCTTCAACATAGTATTTTAAATGAGTTCCTACACCTAAAAAATCAGATCCGTCCAAACCCAACCAATTATGTAAGGCTCTTGCTGTTCCTTGATACGTTTGTTCTGAGTATTTTTCCCAGCCACCAATTTTTTCAGGAAATCCCATACGAAATCGTATCTTGTCACCATTGACCCAGCCTCCTTCGTTAGAGTAAGATGTTACGTCTCTATTTATTCCCGGTCTAAACTGTAATTTTGTTAATGGCATTAATTACCCTGCATTTTGACTTTCGGATTTGTTATCTTCGGCATCTTCAATGATATCCATTTTTTCTTTTAATGATGCTATTAATGAATTTGTAAAACTAGATTGTGCAACAGATACTTGGTCTAATTGAAATCTAAGACTTGCTGATTTAGTTTGTAAGTCCTTTATTTGATTTATTAGATATTTCTGTTTATTATCTAAATCTTCTTCTTTGTATGAATTGCCATCAATGTTAATAACATTTTCTTTATTTTCTTCAGTCATTTTATCTCCTATCCAGTAAATGTGTCTGCATCTTTGATGGCTTTATCAATAACTGTAAAACTCTCATCACCCCAATCATCTAATGCTTTCTGATACTTGAGATATCCAACACTACGAGCAACTCTTGCCTTCTTTTCGTCATGTGTCATGTAATGCCCAAAGTCAGCAACACTATCTCCACTACCATCACTTGCATCACTACCTTTTGCGTGGGTTGCAATTACAACATTGATTGTATCTGCTCCATCTAAACAAGCCTTGTGTGCTTGTGCTATTACGTCTGCTGTTCTAGCCATTTTTTATTCTCCTTCTAATTCAGTTACTCTCGCTGTTAATGCTGTTACTTGTGCTGATAATTCTTGAACTGCTTTAATTAATGGGTAGATAAACATAGATTGTGCTACCCCTTGTATTCCACTACTTTCTTCTTCAGAATGACCCCCAAAATCTGTAATGTTATGTGTTGCCATAGCAGCTTTAACTTCTTGAGCAATCATACCATACAGCTTATCTGTGTGGTCTGCTGTAGTTTTAGAAGCGTCATAGTCAGGTAAAGTATTAGGTATTTCAGACTTTGCTTTAAACTTAAATGTTACAGTTCGTAACTCGTTAATAAAATCTAAACCACAATCAGTATTATTCTGTATTTCTTTCTTATAACGCTCATCAGAAACCCTAGTAAAAGTAGCATTAGAAGTATAAGTATTGTGTACTCTATCACTTCCATCATTTCTTCCAAAAGTAAAAGTTGTATTAGCAACACTATCCACGTTGCCACCTAAAATTATTGTTTCTGCGTGTCCAGCACAATTTGTTTCAACACCTATGGCTATATTACCATTGTCATCACCATTGTTTTGACCAGAACCATGTCCTATAAGTATATTTCTTTGTCCAGTTGTGAGATTTCCTACACCGCCAGCACCAGCAAAAGAACCAATTAAAGTATTCTTGATTCCTGTTGTTACTCCATTTCCAGCATCATGCCCAACAGCACTATTATTCATATCAACATTTCCACTAGGATTCTGAGTAAACAAAGCCCCATGTCCTACTGCAACTGATTGGTCTCCAGCTTGATTTGTACTTAAAGCATATGACCCTACTGAAACATTTCTAATGCCTGTTGTAATTGCATCACCTGAAAGTCCTCCAATTAACGTATTCTCAATTCCTGTTGTTACTAGTTTACCTGATTCAAATCCAACTGCTGTGTTGAATGTATCTAATGCACTTGTATGATTTTGTGAGCTTAAAGAATTTTTACCAATAGCTGTTGAACTACTTCCTAATGTATCTGTTGTTAATGCTCCTACACCAACTGCAACATTGTGGTCAGCATCAGTTAAAGCATCTCCTGCAAGACTTCCAATTAAAGTATTAGCCTGTCCTGTTGTTACTGCTACACCAGCACCAAATCCAACTGCTGTGTTATTTGTATCTGTTGCACTTGTGAAGTTTTGTGTTGCCAATGCACCTCTACCTATAGCAGTAGACCTACTACCTAAAGTATCACCAGTAAGAGCATTATATCCAACTGCTACATTGAAATCTGCATCACCTAAAGCATCTCCTGCTAAAGCACCAACTAAAGCGTTTTGGATTCCTGTTGATATTAATTTACCAGCATTATTTCCTACTGCCACATTTAATCCATCTGTAGCACTACCATAATTCTGTGTTTTTAATGCTCCAAAACCTATAGCAACACTTGCACTTCCATTTACATTTGTGCCTAATGCTTCAAATCCAACTGCTGTATTATTGTCTGCATCACCAATTTTTTCTCCTGCTTCAGACCCAATTAAAGTGTTGTTGACTCCTGTTGTTATATCGTTACCAGCAAAAAATCCAACTGCTGTGTTGTTACTTATGGTTTCACTTGAGAAGTTTTGTGTTTGCAATGCACTATGTCCAATAGCAACAGACCTAGTACCTTCTGTATCTGTTGTTAGTGCTTGATAACCAACTGCTGTATTAGAATCAGCACCAATTAAGGCATCACCAGTAAGACCACCCATAAGTGTATTTTGCACTCCTGTAGTCATAAATTTTCCAGCAAAAGCACCTACTGCTGTATTTTTACCATCTGCTCCTGCATCAAGAGTTTTTAATGCTTGACTACCTACAGCAGTATTATGACCATGAGCATCTTCAGTTTTAAGTGATTCAAATCCAACTGCTACATTATGGTCACCAGTAGTAATTGCAGTTCCAGATTCATCTCCAACTGTCACATTAGAAGCACCACCACTTGCAATAGAGTTACCTGCATTGACACCTATTCTTACGTTAGATGTGCCTAATGTTGGTGTGCTTATTGAACCATCTGCTGAAATCTGTAATCTATCAACCCCTGCTGTTACAAATCTTAATATGTCTGTTCCACCTCTATAGATACCCATATTAGTATCTGAATTAAATGTTAATGCAGGTGCTGATACAGTTCCATCATCTAGTTGTAATGTGCCACTTAAAACAAATTTATCATTTGTCTGGTCTAATTCAGCAAACTTTATCCAAGCATCATTATCTTCATTTCTGATATATATGATATTTGTGTCGGTTTCATACCACCACATATTGGCAAATGTTGTACTTGGTGCAGTATCTCCAGAATTATTACTGGCTAATGCTTGTAATGCTGTATTCAAATCGGCTCTAAAAGCAGGAAAACCTTGGTTTGCTATTGTAAAATCATTTTGTGACATATTTTATCCTCATGATGCTAATTCTCCATATCCTCTTACTACATAATCAAATGTTCTGTCTATTGTAGCATTAGAACTATTAAAAAACTCTATTGTAAAACCTGTAGCACTTTTACTTGTTATAGCATAGTAATCTCCACTTGCCAAATTGCTTGCAGAAATACCTACACCAGAAATTGCTTTAAATGCAGGGCTAAATGTAACTGCTTTTCCAGATGTACTTGTTGTGCTTGCTATATCTGTTTGTGAATATACCCTATCTGGCATGTCTACAGTTACTGATAATTGTGTAACTTTAGGTGTTGCTTGCACATCTTGACTTAATAAAACTGCTCTAAATTTAAAACCCCTACCAGTATAATCACCCACATTAAATTTCTGAAATGCAGTATATGTTGGTGAACCACTTGCAGGGTCTTGGTTTGTCTTTGCTATTTGTAATTCAACATTAACATCTCCATAAGTAGCTGTATCTCCATCAAATACACCTGCTCTAGCATCAAATAATCCAGAAGCATCATCAAATAAATTTACATAATCAACTCTTTCAGAAAGAACTCTAGCTGTAATTCTATTTGTATAAATACCACCAACATCTATATACGTATCAAAATTATAAGTTCCAGAAGAAAAAACAGAACCTGCACCACCATCAAAAGAACCTAAAGCATCATCAATATTACCTGTTATATCTTCAAAATCATTTGTAGTGTCTAAAACTAAAGCACTGCCAATATCAACAACATTTGATTTTGCTCCTGTAAACCCAGTATGCTGAGTAGATGTTGCCACTAAATTTAAATCTTTTATATTATCAATTAATGTGACGTTACTTGTGGCATTTAGTGAAGCTAGTCCAATTTTATCTACTGACCTCACAAAATAAGTTCCAGTTAATGCAGGAACTGTAACAGTATTAGCAGGTCTTGATACTTTATTAACTAGAGTTGTAGCATTACTGAATATTGCACTAGATGTTAATGGGCTATGTCTTATTATGTAATGTGATAAATCTAAATCAGCCACAGGTGTCCAACTTAAATGGGCTTCTGTTCCAATAATATTAACTTGAAAGTTTGTAACATCAGCAGGTGGCTCGGTCTTACCTATAACTTGGTGTTGTACTGATATAAAAACAGATCGACTTATTGAAGATACTGACCTAGCTCTAACATCATAAATAACGTTATCTTCTACGTTTGTAAGTTCAAAATTAGAACTCGCACCCCTACCTAGATTTATATAATTTGTATCTGTTGATTTTTTAGCTTGCACTTCAAAGTCTACAATAAATAAATCTGTTGCAGTCACATTAACTAATAATGTATTTATAGCTTCCTCATTAAATGATCTTAATATGTCTGTAACTGTTAAAACTGGTGCTTGTACTGTAAATGGGTTAGGTAATGTTGTATCCACTATTTCTTCTAAGGGTGATTGAGTACCAAAAGTATAATAGCTATCTTGATGTTCTGAACATTGCAAACTAACACTTTGATCTGCATTTAATGACATACCTTGAACTCTAAAAGGTTTTGCAGAAAATGCAGGTGTTGCATGAGTTATATTAACTATATCTCCTATAGACAATTCTAAAGCTGTGGCATCTGCTTTTATTGAAATATTTAAGCTAGACCTTGACCTTCGTAATATAATTTCAGCCATTTCTTGTGCTTGAAATTTATTTGTAAACATAGAAAAATCAAACTTTCCTTCTAACAATAAACCACCATCTTCAGCCTTCATAGTTTCAAACCTGTCTGCTGTAACTATTAATTCTGGGTTTTCAATAACTGGTGGGAATTGTGTTGAATCAGATTGATAATTTTTATCTGGGTTTATATAATTAACAATTACTCTATTATATCTTGAGTTTTTGTTTTTACTTAAAACTGTTATACCACCTAATATATTATCTTCTGTTAATGTTATTGATGCAGAACCACTTGATTCAACTAATATTTTATATTTGCCAGATGAAAAGTTTAAATAAGACCTTGAACCCCTCACTAAGTCTTTAACATTATCTATAGCTTTTCTTGATGTATCTATAACTATATTGCTATTCATTAAATCAATAGTATTTGCAGAAGTTGCATCACCAAAACCAATACCAAAAGCATTAATTAAAAATAAATCCCCACCTAAAGGTTCTATTTGTGTGTCACATACATCTGTTGCTGTTTGCCAATCTGCAAAATTAGTATCAAAATAACTATCAACTATGCCCATTCCAAATCTTTCGTTTCTTAAATAATCAAGCATTTGAAGTATTGGGTTATCTGAATATGCCCAAGTTGAACTATCATTTTGTCTATGGCTTCCACTCCCACCAGTTTTGGTAGTATCTAAATTAGGATTATAAACTTTTCTTCCTTTAATTAAGGCTTGCACGTTAGGTATTGATCCAAATTTATCTGAATTCCATTTAAATCTTAAAGCTATATAAGCCAAACCTTGCAATTTATGTTGTAGTGACCACGAATTGGCTTCTTGCAATAAAGAAGATGAACTTTGTGTATCTGAACCAAAATGTCCTTCTACAGTTATTAAACTTTCTGAATTTTCTGTATCATAAAAGTTTTGATCTGAATTTGTTACAGTTCTTTGGACATTATCAGATATTACACCAGATAAATTTACTCTCTTATCATTAACATAAAGGCAGGTCATTTCATGAATTTCGCCTTCACCTAAAACTAATGCCATATATAAATATTCGTTATCAGTTCCAGACGTTTCTAGAAAAACGACATTACCACCGACTTTTCTTTGACCATAAATTACATTAACACTTGCATTTGAACTAACTTTATTAACTAAAACCCCTTGTGCATTTCGGTCTGAATATAAAGCACCAAAATCTGGAATATCTGGCATAGGTATTAACCAACCTATAACATCTTCTATTATATCTGTTATGCCATCTACAATATCATCAATTATATCAACAATATCGTCAATCGGATTCCAACCACCCATTAGATTAATCTCCAGTTACTACCCATATTTTTAAAACCTAATTTTTCAAAAACTGGGTCTATATGTAAACCAGATGTAATTGATAAAACAATAGGTAAATCTTCTGAAACTTTTTTAACACTATCAATCAATAATTTTACTAATTTAAAATTTCTAAAACTTTTTTTAATATAGATAATTTGTATCTGCATTATTTGATCTTTACTAAAAAAATATTCAGATTTATTAAACATGCAACAACCTATTAATTCGTCATTATCTAAATCTTTCATTAAAAGTATTTTGCCTTTATCCATTACTGCATTAATAAAATACAAACCCTTTTTTTTATCTACTTCTGGATAATCAGCTTCACAATCTACGTTTTTATATTCTAATAATAAATTATATATAATTTCAATATCTGTTTTTTCAGCATAATATAAATTTGTGCTTGTCATGGTCTGCCCCATTTTATATCTCTAACTGTCAAAGCAGAATAATTCATGCCTAAATCACTTGGGAAAAATCTTTCCTGTGAATTATTTGTAGTACTTCTGCCACTAGTTTTGCTAAAATTACCCCAATGTGAGCTTAATGTTAAAACCAAAGTTGCAGTATTTGTATTATCAGAAACTTTAAATTGATCTATTGTTCCATAAAAAAATAAAAATGGGTCTGCTATTAGACTAAGACTGCTATTTAAATAACCTCTATAAATATAAACATTACTATTTATTATGTTTTCTGTTAATGCCAAAGCAACATAAGCTTGGTCTACAGCCGATAAACTTAAAGAAAGAGAGTTTTTAGTAGGTGCATTTGTTTCTTGTACCCCTGTAATTCCCCTAAAATGACCATTTGATAAATAAGTTCTTGAACTTCCAGAAATATTTGATGATAAATCAAAACTTGCATTAGTTAAATAAACTGGTGTTGAAAATTCTATATCAATTAATAATACAGGTTCAATGCTACCTGTAGCTAATTCTGTTTTAACTGCACTTGTTAATCCTCTGGGCATTATAAACTCTCAATTACATCAAACTCATAATTAAATAATAAATTTCCATCTTTATCAACTTGCCCACTAGCAAACTCTTGTGTGTCGCTGACAAGGTGAACATTAAAAGGCACTGAATCATAAGTAACAGAACTATCATTAGCCAGAGCAGTTCTTAAAGGGGGTTCTATGGTTACTGTTGAAGCATTACTTGATGAAGTTACATCATTTATAATCATATAGACTTTATCATGTGCAAACTTAATTAAATCACCTGCTTTTAATCTACCTGCCCCATTTCCTGCAAACCCATTTATAGCGATTGTAGTATCAGCTACTGCATGAACACCATTAACTAACAATGTATTTGTTTCATTACCTTGTGCATTTAAATAGCTTGGAAAAACTACAGTAAAATCTTCCCTTCTGGCTCTTTGCTTAATCATAAATGCCATAATAGGTGCAAAATCAGACCTTGTCATAAGTGGATAGGAAACTGTAAAGCTAAATCTTTGACCTTGAATTTGCCTTCTAAAGGTCTTGCCACTATCAGTTTCAGAAACCAAAGTCTTTTGATTACTTTTAAAGTTAATCGAATTAAAATTTGTATTTGGTAAAGTTCCACTCATATAATTGCCACTCTACCTTTCTCATTTACTGCACTATTAATCATATTAACTATAGTTCCTCGACTATTGACTAATAATTCGTTAAATCCTCTAGCATCTACTGTGCTTATATTAAAGTTTACTGTTACAGCTTTACCCATGCCACCTAGCTGACCATTTGGTACAACGTTTGATGCTCTATCTGGAACAACTAATTCTGCTCCTGCTTCTCCAACTAAATAAGGTTGCCCTTGGTTCATACGACCACCTTGTTTACGACCTTGATATTGTTGTGATGCTATTGTAGCAACTTGAACAAGACCAAAAGCCCCTATTGCTATGGCTAGTGGTATATTGCCACTTGCTAATGCTTTAGTTACACCTGTGGCTGTATTCATAATACCTTCTGCTATATTAAAGGCTTTATTTAATGCGAAAGCTTGTTTATTGCTTTTTGCCATCTCATTAAGCCCTTCCCTACCTACTTTTACTGCCAAATCAGTTTTTGCTTTACCAGACATTTTATCTAAATCTATTTCATTAGCCTTGCCAGATTTTATTAAATTAAAATTATCATTAAATAGTTTTTTCTGAATTTCCAATTGTTTTTGTGCTGTTTCATGAGCAAGGGTAAGTGTTTCATCTGCACTAATTCTTCTTAATTCAGCTAATAGTTCGTCTTGCTCCATAATTGCATTAAATTTATTTGTAAAAGCTTGTTTTTCAACATCAGCTTCTAGTTTTGCCATTTCCATAGCACCTGCTAATTTTTCTTCTTTTGAAAATGTATGTTCAAATGAACCCATAGTTGCATCTTGCCCAAGCATAGAAGGATCAGTCACTTTTGATTTTTCTTTATTTAGATTTTTAACTGCTTCTGTTTGGGCTATTATTCCAAGCGTATTTATGGCTCTTATTTCTGTATCTAAATCAATTTGACTTTGACTAAGCTTATAATTTTTTATTTCTTTATCTACTGCTTCTAATTGTCTTTTAAAATCTTTAATAGTACTATTGCTAGTAAAAATACTGTTCTTCTCGGCACTATCTAATCCTTCTAAAAGCACCTTTTTCTTTTTAAGCAATTCATTAAGTTTATTCATAGGGTCTATTGCTTTAGCATTGGCATCAGTAAGCATTGCTATACTTGTACCTACAGCTAATAAAAAACCAATTAAGTTAAGTTTTGATAATTTTGAAAATGCAAGCAAAGCCATTTTAGCTTTTCCAATATTCATTGCTAATGTTAAAAATGCTCCTGCCAACTTAAAGACAATAACACCCATACCTAGTGCTTTGAGTACTTCAAAATTATCTTTTAAAAAGACTACTGCATCACCTGCAAAAATTATTGCATTAGACAACCCTTTTCCTATGCTTTTAGCTATATCATCAAGGGTTTTTTTATTATCTTGTAAGGCATTATCTAATGCTCCAAATTCTTGTTTTAAACCTACAAAAAAACTTTCTGCTACTATCTTTTGAAAGTTAAAGAATTTATCACCAATCATAGAAAGAGTACCTTCTAGGGTTTCAGCTAAATCTTTCGTTGCACCTGCCAATCTTCCCTTACCACTAAAAACTCTTTCAAATGCTTCTGCTGTTTCTTCTGTTGATACTTTTGCACCTGCACTAAATCCTAATAATTTTTTTACACCCTTTTCTCTAAAAAGGTCTGCACTAGCTAAACCTGCTGAAAATGATCTTGATATTTGCTCTGATGTTGTTTTAAAATCTAAACCAGTAAGAGTTGCGACATTACCAGTAATTTCAAGCATTTTAGCTAATTCATCTGCATCTTTACTTACAACAGCTAAAACTCCTGCTCCTTGTTGTATTTGCTCTAAACTGAAAGGTACTTTTCCTGCAAACTCTGCCATAGTATCAAAAGCTTTTGCACCTTCTTCAACACTACCAAATAAAAATTTTAATCTAATTTGTAATGATTCAACTTCCTTACCAACATCTATAAACGATTTTATAGCAAGTCCTGCACCTAAACCAATAAAAGCATTTCTAAGATTAAAGACAGCATTTTTAACCTTATCAACACCTTTGGTCGCTGAATTCATAGCCTGTCTGGTCTTATCTTTGGCTATTATGTCTATATTTACTTGTTTGGTTGCCACTACCTACCTGCCTTCATTATTCTGTTTTGTCTTTCTTGTTCTTCGCTTTGAAGTTTATAGTATGCTATCCACATATTAAACTCTTGAACTGACATTTGCAAGATTTCGGCAACAGTCTTATGTAGTTTTTCAGCTAACCCAAATAAATTATGTAATTCTGGGTCACTATTTAGTTTTTTTTATTATCTTCAATATCTTCGTTGCCTGTTCCCATTATCTTAGTAGCAACATCTGCAATTACATTTGTATCAGCTTTAGTCTTGAAAGCTAAAATGTGAGAAGCATTAAACATTTTTTCGCCATCTTTAGTTAAAGCTTTTTCAATAATTACATCAATTAAAACTATTAAATCACTTCCAGTAGCACCTTTAAATATTTTCTGTTTTTCAAGCATATTAAAAGGTTTGCAATAAATAGCTTTATCACCTACTAAATCCCACTCTGGCACTTCAATTACTTGAGTGTCGAGGGTGCTAAAATGGTTTCTAATACCATCAAAATAATCCAATTTATCTGTCATTTACACAGTACCGATAGTTAATGCACCTGTACCTTGAAAAGCAACACTTCTAGTTGTAATGCCATCTAAGGAAACACTTATTGACATACTTGTGACAATACCAGTTCCTGCAAAACTTTCATCACCAGATGCATTTCCTTCTGGCAAAAATATAAAAGCTAAACTTGTACCAGTAAGCAAAGTTGTTTGTGGTGTATTAGTTTCATCATAGTTCATATCAACTGAACCTGTAAAAGTACCTCTACCTGCAACAAATGTTTTTGTAGCATCACCTAATGTTGTATCTTCAACTGTATCGTGTGTTGTATCTATTGTAAAACCTGTAACATTGCCTATAGCTGTACCTGCTGAAGTAACAACTCCTTCTTTTCCATGATGTGTAGCCATTTCTTACTCCTTTTCAATAATTTCTTTTATCACTTTTTCTGGTTTATTTGCAACTTTTTTTTCTTCTTGTTTAAAACCAAGTTTTTTAAAATGTTCCAAATTATTTTCGGAAATATTAATTTCAACATCTCCTTTTTTCAATTTAATATCTTTAGCCATTATGCACTCCCTCTAGTAAATTCATATATAACCCTTACTGTTATTCTAACACCACCATAAGGATAAATAGTCCCTTCGTCTGAAGATGCTTCAATAACTTGAGTGTTTAAAGCATTTCCATTTCTTGTTATATCATTATCTAAAGTTTCTTCAACAACTTCTATAATTTGATTTCTAACAGTATCTATATTTGTAGTTGTTCCTTTACCAAAAGCCACAATTAAAAAATCTATGCTTCCTGTATAAGTTCCAGAACCTGTACCACCAATACTAGCAACTTCCCTTGTTTCATCACCAGATTGAACAAACATTGCAGGGAACTGTGCATCTGATAATTCTTCAACCTCAAATGGTTCTCTTGTAATCTTTTTAAACTCTATAGGGCTAGTAACAGAATCTAATTTGCTGATTATGTCGCTTGCTATGCTTTCTCTTTTACTCATATTCTCATTTCTTTAAAATAAAACTTTGCAAATTCAGCTTGTAACTTATCTTCTTCTTTATCAGCAATAGCAAAAAATGGTCTTTTAACTTTCTTTTTACCTACTCCAAAACTATCATGATATGAAGCTATCTTTGCTCTTTCCATATTAGAAAAGAATAATGTGCTTTTCATTCCACCAGTTCTAAAGTCTAAACTCCTAAACATTTTACCTGTATCTGTTAAATCCACCGAACCAGTTTGCCTACCCCTTTTATTACGACTTTTAACAGTAGATGAAGCATAAGGTTGCATATTACCCCCATCTGGTAGCTTACCTGCTTGTGTCCTCTTTGTAATCATAAGAACAGCCATGTTAGATACTCTTTTTAAGCCTTTATCAATTACTGACTTTTGTTTTCTTGAAATTTCTTTTAAAAAGTTTTTTATCTCAATATTATTTACACTTATTTTAGCTTCTATCATCTAACTAATCTAAGGTAATGTATTGCTTCTTTTTCGCTATCTGAAACACTACCCCCACCATCTTCATCATACTCTACACCATCTCGCAATATAGCTTGGAATTCTTCATCATATCTATTTTTATAAAAGTCTAATTGAACTTGAAATGTGTCCTTGCCTTCGCCTGTATCTGGGTCTCTCCATTTAGTTAAAATAGGATAAATATATTGCGATAATGCCAGATAAACAACCGATTGTGTCCATTGTGCATTAGTCAACTTGCTGTTAGTCATTTCAACTGATGTAACTTTTGTAATATCTTTGTATCTTATTTGATGCCTATATCTTTCCCACCATTCCTCTCGAATACGTCTTAGAACGTCATTTTCAGCAAATTGTAATTGATCGCCAAAATCAGTTATGCCAAAAGCTAATATATCTGGTTGTATCTTTTGTAAATTAGCATTAGCAACTGCAAATACAGATGTAGCCATTTATTTATCTTCCTTTTTTTGGAATTTCTATCTTATTAACTTTAGGTTTATCTTCAACAGGTTTCCAACCTCTTAATGTCCACGTCTTTAAATTGGCTTCATAATCAACTTTACTTCTTTCGATAACTTTATTTCCATTAGTTAATTTCATAATTACCTCTTGTTTGTAGTAAGGTGGAGGATTAACCCCCACCCTAAAGATTATATTATTATGATACTATGCTTGAATTCACATGAAGTTCAACACCATAAGAGTCATGTATCTCACCAACACCATAGACTGCTGTTGCTACAATTTCTGTACCTCTAAGTGAAGCATCTCTTTGTGTTTCAATCTTAATGTCTTGCATCATAGCTAAAGCTAAAGCATCTTTGTGGAAAATACCAACTTTGTAATTTCCTGCTGTGCCAGTATTCGGTAGGTTTGCTGACTCAAATATTTGCATACCTGCAAGTCTACCTATATAGCCACTTCTTAATGCTTCATTAGAAATGTCTGTATCAATACCTGCAAACGTATTAGTTAAGCCAGATTTAAGGTCATAACCAACATGAGGGTGAACAACTGCATAGCACTCGCTAGTATCTAAACCATTTGCTCTAAGAACTGCTCCTGCATTAAAGATAGTTGCAGGGGATAGAACTGTAGACGAACTACCTGCTGTTACAGAAAAACCATCAAACAAAGTTAATAAATCAATATCTATTTTCTTTGCAATAGCATTTCCAAATAACTGCCCTATATCAGAAGCTACATTTCTTGAAGCTGAATTCTGTGCTAGATCAGTTAGGGTTGTCATAATTCCAACTTCTGATGCTGTAATAGTAACAGAACTTGGGTTGATAGCTGTGTTAGCTAAATCAGTCGCATCTGCTACTGCTGATGCTGACACTTGAGCATATATAGGAATTTCAATTGATTTTCCTCCACCTGCTATTGTGTAGTTTTTAACTAAATTTTTCATTAATGATTTTTCATTAACTACAAATTGTGCTTCTGCTATAATTTCCGTATATAACTCGGAAATGGTCGAGGAGGTTGTTTCATTAGCCATTTTTAAATCCTTTCAGAGATTTGGTTATTCTTTAAAATTAATAATCGTGGGTTTGCTGTCTCTTTGCCTTTTATATTCAGCATAGATTTTGCGATCCTCTGCATTATTCATGTTTAACTCCGAAATATTTAAAGTCTTATTCGTTTCAGACTTGCCCACATTTGACACCGAGCCAGAACCACTTGGGGTAGCACTAACAAAGTGAGGGTTTTGTGTTAAGAACTCTTGGACTAATTCATCAGTCGTTAAAAGTTCACCCAGTTTATTGTAACGTGCAATTCCATTTTTATCAAGGATTTCTACGTTACCTGTTTCATTTAGCTTAATATCTCTATTTAAAAGTTCAACAACTTGGTCTGGATTAACTGCTCTATTCTTAGAAGCTGAAGATAATAAAGACTTATTTATTTTAATATCCTTTAG